TATCACGAAAGGGTTTTACTGTACCGCCTTTAGCAAACATAGCAGAACCTGTTGTAGGCTGTGGCATGTTTGTATTACCAAGAAGGTTAGTAGGCGACATTGCGCTTGGATCTTCATTGGTAGCTACAGGAGGTTGCATTAATTGTGTAACATGTTGCAACAATGGTGCATTAGAAGGGTGCTCCGCAGCAAAAGCACTATTTTGCATACGCTTATCGTAATCCCAACCAGTAAGCCCTGTTGCTTTACTTCTACCTTCACCGTTCCAAGTGACATTGAAAGGAACTTTGTGAGCATCGGCAATACGCTGTTTATTGTATAACGCTCCAGCAAAACCTGCGGCATCATCAGCATGCCCAAGCTCCAGCATGGAGTTTGCAATTTTCATTGCTTTTGGATCATTCTTATCTATGCTGTTAAAACCAAAGTCTGAACGACCTTCAACCAGTAAACGATTGACTAATTCTTGCGGAGTAAACACGGGTAATCCAAACCCATCCCTAGCATCCATGTAAGCATTGACGTATTGACTAATCTTATCTTTGTCAAAAGTGGTTGGCTGTGTTTCAAGGCCAGTTTTGTCAGCATGCTTTGGGTTAGACGCAGCACGATACCCTGTGATGGGGTTTTTAGGTGCGTATCGAGTTGTTTGCCCCATAGGAGCTTGCATTGCCAAAGCAGCTTGTTGTTGTGCTAATGGTGGTACTTTACCGCCAGCTTGCATGTGTGGTATGCCAGCCTTTTCGAGAAGCATCTGCTTGGGGGTTTTAATTAAGGGGATCGTCATACCTATAACTACTTATGCAAAAATAGCGAGGTGTTCGCCCTAAACTGCATAGGGATTGTATCTTTTCTTTCTACGCTCATCATCAGCATAGTCTGGATCTCTGGAAGGTAGGAAATCAAGCTGAATCCAACCAGAGTCTCTCAGTACCCTTAACGCTTGCGATAGGACGTCCACATAGTCATCGTGCCCTCCAGACTCAGGGAACGAACAGACTTGGCGTATGAACCGCTTTGCCCATGGTGCTACCTCTCCTGGCTTGTCTGGGTCTTCTGGTATGTAGACTTTACCCTTGGCGATTAGCGGTGCCACGATGTTGAGCCGTTGCACTTTGTCAGCACGCCCTGGATTGTAGCGTACTGGGACACCGGATCCTTGGAGTTCTTGAATCAATGAGATACCAGCAGACTTGTCTTCCATCAAGATTAGGTCTGATTTGCGCCCCTTGGCAAAGTCGTTGTCTGATCCATACACAACCTCCTTGTGGTCGTTGATCACCTTACGGCGAAGCTCTGGATACCCTAGGTGTTGATCCCATGCATCGAGTAAGATAATCGCTGTACCAATGTCTGTAGATTCAAAGATACCAAAAACCCCACACGCAGTAGGGTCATTTACAGTCTTCTCTGAGGTAGCGGGGTCATAGCTGGCAATCACATACTCTAGGATAGGCGATGGCTTTTTTGCTGGCCACAACTTGAACCACTTGCGTTTCACAATACCAGCGTCCTCTGGATCCAGAATGGCGCCGTAGATCTCTTGCTTACCAAGGTCGGTACCCTCGTAGGTTTCCAGCGCCTTAAAGAATGATGAGGATAGGTTGGCTCGGTTCTCATAGGAGCTGGCGTTCACCACATACACATCACCCCCTACCTTACCCTCGTTCAAGTCCACGATCAGTTCTCTGGGCTTTGGTGTGGTCGTGATGATCTGCTGCACCCTAGCGATACGAGGATCCCTTAGACGCATGGTGAACTGCGCTTGATCCCATGCGTCATCAAGGTAGTCAAACGCAGCCAACTCATCGTACCAGCCACCATGGAACTGCTTACCACGATAACGCTCTGGTTCTGAGGCTGGGATGCCTTGGATGATGGAGCCGTTCTTCAGTGTGATCTCAAACAGCGACTTGTTGTATGTCTCAATCAATTCTGGCGGGATGATGTTTAATAAACCCGAGTCACCCTCAAAGCATGTTGCACGAATGTCGTTGGAGGTTGGCGCTGTGACCAACCAACGCGTGCCACCGAACTGAGCCGCACGCTGCCCTATCCAATTGGAAGCTGTATAGGTCTTACCAGCGCCACGCCCTGCCAACATGAGCATGATGTCATACTCGCCATCCTCTGGCTCCCTCTGGTGCTTGAGTGCTTGTACTTCCCAGCGGATCTGCCATAGGGCAAGAGCCAGTTGATCTTTGGGCCAGTGCTGTCGTTTTGCTGCAAAGCCAGCAAGCAGCTTTTCTTGGATTGGGTTTAATGCCATATTGGTAAAAATCCCTGACCTACCACGAACGGCACATCTGTTTCGATATGCACAGAAGGTCTGGGTTTTGTTTTCTCCACTTTCGTTATCATGCGGCGCTTCTCGCCCTTCAAGCGGCCTTTGGTTTGTTGCTTTAGGTGTAACTGTATATCGGTCTTAAACGTTAGCTGATGGGTTAATGACGTCTTATTGTCAAACACATAGGTCTTCATTCCCAGCGATTCACAGATCCCTTGTAGGGTTATGAGGAACCGCAGACTTCGGGAGAAGATCAGAAAGCGATCAAGCTTGGCGTTGTAACATCCAGGTTTCATCGCAACTAATCCGCGCAAGAATTCAATCCGCTGTTCTATCGAACCGAAGGTGTATTCGATTGGAAGGGTGCGGGGTATGGTTAGATAGCGAGTGAGGAAGGACACGTTAATGGATTGCTTGAATGTCAAGGTGCTCTGTTTGCGTTCTGTATACCACCCTTGGGCGCGGATCTTCTTTTGTACATAATCGATCCACTCTGGCTCGAAGGTGAACTTTATTTTGGATCGTTGCTTTCCTGCCCATAATCCCACGATGAAGGGAGGCACAGGATGATCCTCATAAGCGAAATGAATCGGCTTGGTATTTTCAATGGAGAATACATTCCAACCTCGTTTATCTATTAGTCCTGTTTCAAGGAACTGTTCTGGTGTGTAATACTTCTGAATGAAGTGGCGTTTATATTTCCCTTGGTGCCGAGATTCTCTTTGGCGGTTGCGGGTTGTAAATGCTGGGAAGGTAGTGTGCTTATCTACATGAAGATAAACCCCGTCCTTCATTTCTATTTCATACATATCGCTGGGTGTATAGTGCTGGATTGTTTTAATCGGCACAGGGTACCCATCCCATGAAAAGACATAATCCTTTGTGGTTAACTGATCTGCTAGTTTCCACCCACCCAATACTGGGATTGGTGTATTACCTGCAATCGCCAATTATTTAATTCCAATTAATACCCAATGATCTAACCACTGATTCATTGGGGTTCGTATCTTATTCAAAATGGGGATCGGTAGTTTATTAATATCCAGATAATCATTTACCTCCAACCTGTACTTTAAATATTGTAGGGTGTTCTTATCAAATATATCAGCGGGAACATCTACTGAATCAAAGAAGTCAGCAGAACACAACAGTACTCTCATGCCACCAATCTCTTTGTTTGGCTTTTCGAGGATACCTTTGATTTGGTATACATACATCTTAGACATGCATTGGCGCCATCTTAAACACACGCACCAGCTTTCCAGCCTGCCGTCGTTTTTTCTCCTTCGCTACCCGATCTCGCTCTATAGCCCTAGTGAAGGCTTCCTGATAGAGCCAGCGTTCACCACGGAAGCCGTTGGCTAGGATATCTGATCTATAGTTGTAGAAGAACAGATTGCCTGCTCCTGATGCTTCAGGGCATTCATCACCGAATTTAAAAGGTTGATTCGTTTTTGGATTTAGTCTTTTCATACATCTACTTATGCAAAGGCTATACAACATCCGCCCTAAACTGTTGCGTTCATCGTAAATCTATACAGGGGGTGGATAGTTCTATACATACCCTGACAGAGCTATGTCGTTGATTCCAAAGGGTATTCCAGTTTAAAAGACAGGGTATCCATAGAAGACAGGGTATAAACGCCACATCACCCCCAGTATATATATTTATTTTTTATTATTTTAAATGAATAAGAAAGGGTGGATACCATGGATACCCTGTCTTTTAGAGTACTTTATCCTTGTAAATCAAAGAGTTAGCTCTGCCACCCTATGTATAGAACCAGCCACCCTTTGTATAGATCTTCAATTGACCTCTAATGAAATCAAGGACTTACAACTTTAGTTCTATACAGAGGGTGGATTGTAAATAGGGGCGTTCACCCTACTTCTATACAAGTTTTCCCCGTAAATTACAAAAAATAAAAATTACTGGGAAAATTCAACAAGCTTGCTTTTGGTTGGAGCCTCCCGCGGCCCAGAGTCAGGGAGTCATAAAAGGTGGTGTGGCG